GACATCGGGCTGTTATCAAGATAAGCAGCTTGTCCGATTGGTCCAGTGCTAACATAAGAACCTGCACCAATTTTTACAGTCTTAGTACTGTGAACAGTCCAAACATCCTTGTTGTTTGTTAATTCGATATCGAGCATATTGCCTTGCATTCCTACGGAACTATTAACAACATCAAAAAAATTACTAGTAATAGAAGTGCCAGCGAGTGCATTCGTATTGACAACCTTAGATGAACAGAGCCACATCTTCACATACAACGGAACCGGAAGAGGATTAAGAGTAATGTCATAAGGTAAAATATTAATGTGACCCTTAATATAGGCAGATTTAACACGAACCTCGTTACCAATTCGTGCCGAATGGCCAGTACCCTGACTCAGTGTGGGAATCAAATTCCTAAATGTAGGAACTGTTCCTAAACTGGCTGTAGTGATAGATTGATTAGCACCATAATCAAACCACACTTTATTTTCTGCCTGACGACTTATAACACTTTTAACAATTCGAGTAACCGCCTGACGGCTAGTAACAGGCTTTCTACGAATTGCCTTACGGGGTCGCTTTCCGGATTTTGCTTTTCGTTTTGAAAAGCGGGATGCATACATAATATAATATATATTGCCTAAAGAACTTAAAATTAATTTCTGAACGTATAGGATATGACCTCAACAGAATCTTTAGGCGCTTTAGGCGGGGAGAGGGGTAATACTCATAACCCTCTCCCCAAACCCACAACCTCCAAAAACGGCCAGGTTCCACAGCGAAAAGGACACTTTTTCACTTGGAACAACTACACTGAAGAAGATATAGGCGGGCTTCTTAACTTTTTCGATAAGCATGCAGACAAGTATGCCTTCCAGGAAGAAATTGCTCCTACGACCGGAACGCCACACCTACAAGGAATGGTAATGTTTCCAAAGGACACACGTTCTACTGTTTGGGACCCTAAGAGCAAAGGGCATTATGAAAAGTTAAAGCGATCCGATGGCGTGTACCAACTCAAGGAAGAATCACGCAAACCCGGAGGACGACAGTGGACTAAGGGATTTCCTAAACCAATTAAAATTTTGACTGTGTTACGACCTTGGCAATTGGCAATCGAACGACTAATTTTATCTGAGCCTGACGACCGAAAGATTTATTGGTTTTGGGAGCCGACTGGCAAAATTGGTAAAAGTTCCTTCGTGAAGTACTGTATTGTCAAGCACAACATTTTATTTTGCGATGGAGGTAAGAAAGCAGACCTTGTCAATCTGGTTTTTAATCAAGATATGGACAAGACAACATGTGTAGTGTGGGATTTACCCAGGTCAGCACGAGGTAGTATCTCGTACTCGACCTTAGAGTCAGTAAAGAACGGAATGGTATGTAATACCAAATATGAGACTGGAGTGAAAATATTCAACTCACCTCATATAATAGTTTTTGCAAACTTTCCTCCTGACTCACCCGAACAACTGTCTGAAGACAGATGGGTTATTACAGAACTTGATGTTTACGACCAAGTTTAATTTTTTGCTTTTTGTTTTTAAAAGCAGAAAAGAGTTAGTTGACGCTTCGAGAAGCGTCAACACTATAAGGTTGGACATTTTATACTTTTCGGCAAATGGTAAACCACAGAGCCCCTTTGGGGCTCTGCCGAGCACTTCCTACGGTTTGGCAAAAACTAAAATGTCGGCCTCCCGGCGGGCCGAAAAACTCCGTTAAGACTCCGTCACAGTTACATGTCTTCGTACTCAACACGACAAGTAAAGTGATGTTCAGCCATTATATAGCCTCCACAATTAGCTCCATTAGCGTTTATTGGTTGAAACACCAAAAACATATTTCTATTATTACAGACAGAAGCTGTATCGTCAAACTTAAGTGTCTTAAGATATTTGCCGTAACTAAAAGAAAATGGAGCCGACATCGGGCTGTTATCAAGATAAGCAGCTTGTCCGATTGGTCCAGTGCTAACATAAGAACCTGCACCAATTTTTACAGTCTTAGTACTGTGAACAGTCCAAACATCCTTGTTGTTTGTTA